CTGATATAGATACCGCAATATACAAAAACGGTATAAAAAATTTAGAAAATATTTTAGAATCTAAAAAAAATATTAAAAATATAATTACAAAAGAAGAAAGTAGAAAAGATATTACTGAAAGTATTAACATACCAATTTCTTCTATGGTTAAAATAGCAAATGAAAATTTAAAAAAAGAGTTAGGTCATTTAAACGAAAACGATAAAAAAGAATTAGATGAAATTTTATCACTTAACGGAGAAGAGTTAAAAGAAAATTTCGATAATGTTAAAAAACTTGTTTTGGATAACTTAAAAGTATCAATTAATGAGTCGTCAGATAAAGAACTTGAAAGTACAATTAACAAAACAATCAATAAAGTAATGGAGTCAAAATGTAACCATTATGATTATTATAAACTAAAAAAATTAAGTTTGGGACTATGAAAAAATTTTTTAAAGGAATCGGAAGATTATTCATGGATAACCAAGGAAACGCATCATCAAAAAGATTTGTAGGAATTTTATGTGGTGTTTCTTTGTGTATCACTTTGTACGTGAATAGTTACTCTCATGGTGATATTAGACCATCGGACACTTTAGTAAATGCTGTAGCAATGCTTGCGTTCGGTTGTTTGGGTCTTACATCAACAGAAAAGATTTTTGGAAAAAAATCAGAAGAGAAAAAAGAAGAAACTCAAGAATCAATTTGATTCTTTTGTTTGTATTGAGCTTTTTTAATTTGAGCCCTTCGTTTTACGGAGGGTTTTTTATATTCTTGCCTTTCTTGTAACTTTTGAATTTGTTTGGTTTTGTAAATTTTAAACTTGTAAATTTTAAGTGCTTGCTCTAAAGAGTTAGAATTTTTTACGTGTACTATGATCATAAATTTTTTAGGGTTTAAAGATAAATAGTAAGAATTTTTTTAAATTTTGACAACCATTATTTTTTTTATTATGATTATAAAAAATAAACAAGCAAGATATGAAAAAATGAAAAAAGGAAAAACGTCAAAATTAAATGTTTTTGACGACGCAAAATGTTATTACGGTACGGTAGATTCAAAAGAATTAAAATCAATTTATTTAGTATTACAAACATGGATAGAACCAATAACAGATGATGAAAATTGGAATAAAATAACGGGATTAATAAAAAGACAAATATTACACACCCTTTTAGAGATACTTGATTTTAAATCATTTGAAAGAAAACAAATAGTTGACTTAGACCTAAGAACAAGTGGGATACAAAAAAATAAAAAAAGCTTTTTAAATTTAGAAATAACTTTATTTGTTCACGAAAAAAACATAGATTTTAAATCACTAATTTTAAGATCAAAAATTAAAAAAATCAAAGTATTTTATATTAAGTAAGACTAAAAATAAAGAAACTCAATTAGCATAATATTTATCATAAAAAAGATTATGAAAATATTAGGACCAAATGATACGGGTAAAGGTATTCTTGTTGAGTACGATTCTGGAATTATAAACCCAAATGAATATAGAAACAGCCAAGTATTAAAGGAATCGTATGGTCAATTAGATCATTCAAAACCTTTTGTGTTTTACGCAACTTTACAGAAACACGGAGTCCCAAATAGGAATGGTAGGATTTATCCTGAAAAAATCTTAAAGAGAGAAGCCGAGAAATATAAAGAAATGATTAATAGGGGGATGTCCATTTCTGAACTTAATCACCCTGAATCATCACTTATCGATTTAGATAGAGTTGCTCACATGATTACAGATATTTGGTGGGAAGATAATGTTTTAATGGGAAAAATTAAATTATTAACCACACCTGGATTTCATGAAAGAGGTATAGTATCGTCTAAAGGTGATATTGCAGCAAATATGATGAGACAAGGTGTTACTATGGGGGTTTCTTCTCGTGGTGTCGGGTCTTTAGTAAAAAAAGGAGAACAAAATGAAGTTCAAGATGATTTTGAATTAATTTGTTTTGATTTAGTTTCTTCACCGTCAACACCAGGGGCGTACCTTTATTTGAATAAAGGGGATAGACCTAAATATGAAGAAAAACTTACAGAACATGAAAATTTAGAATTAACTTCAAATCCTTTAGGTAAATCTGTTGACTTAATGAAAAGATTATCCGATTATTTGGGTAAATAAAAAATTTAATTATGGATGAAAAATATTTTGTTGCGAGAGTAACAACCGACATGGTCGACGAAAACACAGGAAAAGTAAAAAAAATTAAAGAAGAAAAATTAGTTAAAGCGTATTCGCCAACAGATGTTGAAGCAAAAGTTACAAAGGTTTATGAAACTTATACAATGGATTGGAGAATTACTGCAATTGTAGAAAGTAAAATTGACGAAGTTATAGAATAAACTATAATTTTTCTAAAAAATTTAATTAGGGTGATCGTGAGGTCACCTTTTTTATTTTAAACTAATTTCTAATAAAAAATAACTTTTTACTCTATTGATATATTTATTAATAAATAAACGATTAGCGTAATGCGAATTTATTGAAGAATATGGAAAATAGTAAATCGATAGTTGAAAGTACCTTATTACAAATTAAGGCAGTTGAGGAAGCTATCAGCGAAAATGCAAAAGGAATACTTGCTTCTACAATGAAGGAAGAAATCAGCGAACTTGTAAGAGAATCATTAGGTTCTAAAAAAAGAAGAATACGCGAACAAGAAGAAAACGAACCTGAAACAGATGTTGAGGTTGATGCAGAAGAGGGTCCTGAAGGAACAGAAGAGCCTGAAGAAATTGATGTCGATGTAGACGTTGATGATGAGGGTGAAGAACCTATGATGGGTCAAGAACCTATGATGGGTGATAATGAGATGCCTCCGTTAGATATGACTTCGGCACCTATGAGTGATGTACTTAAAGTATTTAAAGCTATGGGTGACCAAGACGGTATCATTGTTGCCAAAGATGAAGATGATTTTTATCTTAAAGATGGTGAAAATGAATACATTATCAGAACGGGAGCGGATGAAACAAATACTCAAACAGAAATGGGACAACCAATGACAGAGAGTGTTTTGTATGAATTAGTTTTGAATGAACAAAGTAAGTCACACTCCGATTTTAACGAAAACATGGGATTATTCGGAAGTAATTTCGATGAGGGTTATAATGAGATGGAAGAATTGTATTTGGGGATGGATGAACAAGATCATGAAGAAAGAGAAGGCACTATCTACGAATTAGAAATGGATGAACAAGGAGAATATGAAAATCCATTTCCTGATGAGGAAGGATCAATTGTTCCTAGCGAATCTATCTACGAAGTAGACATGGACGAGCTGGCTGACGTTATGGAATCTTTTAAGGCTAAAGGAGTTGGAATGGGTAAACCTAAGTTTTCTTATGAAAACCAAAAAGGTGGATTTAAAGAAGACAGAAAATATTCTGGTAAATCATCATCTAAAGGTCCTAAATTTAGTTATCCTAAAATCAAACACGGAGTAAGTGAAACTGAAATGGATGAAGAAGAATTTGAAGGATGGGAAAGAGAAGAAAACGAAGGTATGGTGGCTGAACCTAAAGAGGCTTCAAGAACTTTAGGTAACGGTAAGTATTGGGGTAGAAAAGGTTTACCAAAAGTAAGAACCGCTCCAAGACACCTTAAAGTTGAATCAGTTAATGAGGAATTAAGTTTATTGAAAGAAAAAAATGATGAGTATAAAAAGGCTTTAGATTTTTTCAGAACAAAACTTAATGAAGTTGCGGTTTTCAATTCTAACTTGGCTTATTCGACAAGATTGTTCACAGAACATTCAACTACAAAACAAGAAAAAATAAACATCTTGAGAAGATTTGACGGTGTTGAGTCTTTAAAAGAATCAAAAAACCTTTACCAATCAATCAAAAAAGAATTAGATGGAAATAGTAATGTTGGTGTAGTAACTGAATCTATACAGAGAAAAGTTATTAAAACACCACAAACAGGATCATCATCTAATTTGATTGAAAGTAAAACGTATGAGAATCCTCAATTTTTAAGAATGAAGGATTTGATGACAAAAATTAAATAAAAAATAAACTTTTTTAAAAACCTGTATATTTATATACAAAATAATAAAAAAATAAACTCTAATTAAAAAAATAAAAAATGGGAGCATTATTAGAATCAGGTCTTGTTGGTAACATCGGTCTTAAGCACTTGAAAGTTATCAAAGAAGATACAATTAACAAATGGGATAAATTAGGATTCCTAGACGGTCTTAAAGGACACGTCAAAGAGAACATGGCACAATTATATGAAAACCAAGCTTCTCACTTAATTAACGAAGCAGCATCTACTGACAGTTCAGGTTCATTTGAAACTGTTGTATTTCCTATCGTTAGAAGAGTATTCTCTAAATTGTTAGCAAATGATTTAGTATCTGTACAAGCAATGAACTTACCTATTGGTAAATTGTTCTACTTCGTACCTAAAATTCAAGGTTATAACGTAAGTGCGTCTAACCCTAATACACACTACGCACCTTACGGTTCTCCAGGAAACTACGGAACTCAAGTTAACTCAGGTTACACAGGAGCAGGTTCGTACACTAAAAATCTTTATGATTTATTTTATGAAGGTGCTGAAGCAGCATTAGATCCTCCAGGATTGTTTGATTACTCTAAAGGTACTTGGACTGCTGTTACTGCTGACACAACTGTTGTTGTATGGTCTAATGGATCATTAGTAAACGCTGGTGACGACAACGCACAATACACAACTACTCCAGTTAGAAAAGTATTAATCCAAATGTGTGGTTTCTACAGTAACGGTGTTGGTAAATTAGTTGGACCTGATGGTTCTGAAGTTGACACTGAAACTTTCCTTTCTGACCTTAAAATCATCAAAAATGGTGGTTTAAGTATTTCTGAAGGTTCAGCATGTTTGGTTCCTGACGCTAGTCCTTTATTGTTTAGAGTTGTTACTCAACAATATGGTAAAGGAATTGTAAATCCTAACTATAACGTAGTTCAAACAACATTCCCTAATGGAAATGGTGGTTCTTTTGAAAGCGTTTGTAACGTAAACGGATGTATCGTATTAGAAGTAGACCTTTCTTGTCCTGTATGTACTGGATGTGATGCTACATCTTTAGACGGTTACACAGGAGCTACTATCGATGCTATCGGTTCTGGAGATTCATTTGTTGCGGTAT